ACCTTTCCGTACCGCTCCTCGTCAGTCATCTCAGACAGCTTTTTCATACAAACTTCCCGCGAGTTTTGCCTTTGACAGCGCAGCCGTCAGCCCGCTTGGAAGCAGACGAATGGATTGAACCACCGCTGGCTTTTTTGACCGGAGGTTTCTTCTTCACATCGTCGCCAAAGCCTTTGCCCGGAGGAATCACGGACTTATCCGGCAGCATTGACGGGGGGATCAAGTCGTCCGAAGGGGACGAAGGTGTCGGAGATGGCGGACGAGTTTTAGTATTCCCCATAGCCCCCGTCGTGTTCATCTTGCCGCCAGCAGCATACTTTTTCATTAGCATTTCCCGCCGTAAGCCATCTTGACCATCTTGCCCTTGGTCTTGCCCTTGCTGGCAACGCCATCAGCACGTTTGGAGGCTGAACCGCCATTGCCCTTGGACTTCATCATGCCGCCCTTCTTGGCAGCCATAACGCCGCCGCGAACCGGACGAGGAGCCGCCATTGCACGACCCATCTTGTCATCCGTGCGACCTTTCATAGCACGGCCAGCCATATCAGCCATATTTCGCTTCATCATTTGGATTTACTCCTGAATTTGCGACCCTTGTCAGCCTTCATGAAATCTTTCCCAACCTTCTGGGGGACTCCAATACGTTTGGCTGCTTTCGGGTCATTCGCAACCAAAGCCATCAACCTATGTTGTTTACCCGACTTGCTTGGCATTGTTGTTCACCAATCTGTCGATCTTCTGCTCCAGCCGGTCAAGCCGGTCAAGAAGCATCTGGGCATCGGCTCGTACTTCTGCACGAGTTACGTGTTCACGGGCGATCTCTTCGCGGGTTCTGTTGAGGAGAATCCCCAACCGTTGAAGTTCGGCAAACTTCTCTTTCACAACAAAACCAAGCACGGCCACGATTCCCGTAAGAACCATGTTCCAGACCAGCATTTCCATATCAACAATTCCATGCTCTGAGAGACTTGTTGATACGACTGCTCGGATCATTGGCTGTCTTTGTGCTAGTCAGCTTTTTCTTCATGCCCTTCATGCGAGCACAGAAGGAATCTCGTCGGGCACCACCTTCAGGCTGAGGCCGTTTCAATCCCGGCTTACCGGGATTGGCTGCGTTATACGACGCACGGCCTTTGGCATTGAGTCCGCCTTTCGGATTTTTCCCTTCTTTACGCTGCCAAGCTGGAGACTTAGCCATAGATCACCATCGTCGAGACCACGGCTGACGGGATGATGTAGATGTTCTCTTGGAAGAGAAGACCTTCACCCGGCATCAGGATGTAGTCCGCCGCAGTGGAACTAGCCTTGGTGTTGACGACGATTTTGGTAGCGCCGCTTGCGCCGCCGTCGATAAACGTAACGGTGCCAGCACCCGAATCAGGAACGATGTAGATCGCCTTTACACGGGCACGACCAATAACGAGGCTATTCTGGTCCAACAACTGACCTGCATCAGTGCGGACCTTACTAGCAAGGACATCTGTTTGCATTGCCATCTGAGTCTCCTGTAATGGGTAAAGGGGGCTGACGCCCCCTCACAAAAACTTACGGGACGAGACTGGCGTACAAACCAATGTAGAGCGTAGTGCTGCCGATGAGAACCGGGATGCGACCTGCCTGAACCGACACCGTGCCCGACACCGAACCGGTGGTCAGCTTGGTGCTGCCAATCGTGAGCGTGGTGCAAGCCAGATTCGTGATGACGGCGGAATCGCCAGCGATAGGACCCTCGAAGCCGTTGTCAGACTTAACCGGGCCAGAAAAAGTTGTACGAGCCATTTCAAAACCTCACATGCGAGTTGTGTTTACCAGTCTGCATGTCGTCAGTCGGGTCTGTCTGGTAAACGGTTTTTTCCCGATAACGACTGTATATCACTAAAAAAGAGGGGCTACAAGCATTGCTACTCGTAGCCCCCCAACTCTCTAGGTCACCATCAAACTATCAGGACGCGCCCGGCGAACCGAACATGCCCAGCGGATCCGACCAGCCGAAGCTATAACGCTCGCGGCTCTTGTACCGGACGTTGCCGGTGTCGAAATCGCCGTCCATGCTGTTTTGCAGCGGGGTACGTACGAAGTGCTTCATGCCGTTCGGAACGTCGGTCGTCAAGAACCAAGCATTCGTGTCGGTCAAGAAGTGGTTCACGGTGTAACCGCCCGGAATCGAACCCATCGCCTTGAGAGCGTTGATGTCGTTGTCAGCGGTCGCAACACGGAGTTCCGTGTCGAGGAGGCGCTTGGCAGTGAACATCAAAGCCGGGGGAACGATGAGCTTGTTGGGCTTCGCCGCGATCAAGAGACCACGTTCGTCGGTCCAACCAGCGATCTGAATGACAGCCGCTTCCAACGAAGTTTCGTTGAGGTCAGAAGCCGTCAGACGGTTGCTGTTGGTACCACCCGAAACAAGCGGGTGATCCGCCGCGAACAGAGCCTTTCCGTCGCCACCAGCGTAGGTGGAGGAGAAGCCGTTGTTCAGGACAGAAGCCGCCTTGACTTGCTTCGTGTACGCCATCGCTCGGGCGAGCGCCTTGGTGTATCGCTTGGACAGCGAATCGTACAGGTTGTCTTCAACCGCCTCTTCCGTGATGGAGAAGCCGAGAGCGATAGTCTCGTGGTTGTAGCGAGCAGTCCATGCTTCCTGCGCGTTGTCATACGCAATCGCAGCACCTTCGGCCTTGACCGGAGCGGCGCTGAAACCAGAAAGCTTGGTCTCTTCTTCAAAGGAACGCTCGGAGGTCTCGGTATCGTAGATCTCCTTGTGCTCCTCACCATACTGCTTGTACTCAAGGCCGAACAGGGCATTCAAGCCCGGCAGGAGCTCTTTGAGTAATTGTGCACGTGAAATAGCCATGTTTCAGAACTCCTATTACAGGCCGACCGGGTTGTTATAAGCGTGGCCGCCCGTGATCACGCCCGAGTCAACGTGGGGAGCGTTGAACTTGACGATGACTTCAGGGTAGTAGACCGTACCGCTCGAAACGAACGCCGTGTCCTCAACCACATCAACGATACGGATCGGCAACGAAGCCGTGGTGTTAGCCGACGAAACGAGGAGACCCTGCTGGGAATCGTTCGTAGTCGTGTCCAACGTGTTCGCCACAAGAGCCGCGTTCAAGCCAACGCTTGAATACGTGAAACCCCCCGTGGTTGAAACCACAAGCGAAGCCGTCACACCAACAGCCTTGAACAGGGTGTCCGGATCATCAGCCACATACGCAACAATGTACGTGTTGGCCTTGACCGAAGTGCCCGAGATCCAAGCCTGCGAGTAGGTCGGTTGACCCGTCACAGAAGAAACGAACGTGCAGCCCAAAAACACACCAGCAAAGCCGGTGGCCGGAGCCGTCGTCGTTTCGGTTGTCACAGCAACAGTGCCGTCGTTCACGAACTTCAGCGGGTCGCCATAACCAATGCTTGAGGCATTGGAAGCAATACGACGCTGACGAGTCGATCCGGCGAACACCTGCCCACCGATCAGATTGATCGGCTTCAAGCCATAAGGCTTGTCAACGGAAGGATAAGCCATTTGTTACTCCAAAAAAGAAAGTTATTTACCTTTACCGAACGAGGTACTGGACTTGCGTTCATTGAACAGCGGCATCCGTTCGTCGTTCAGTCTCATAAAGTTATTGTCTACGGACTGGATCTGAGCCTTTGCTTGCTGGGCGTAATAATCATCACGCTGCTTCATTAGCTCTTCCGGCGCCTTACACAACAACAAACCTCCGATTTCGATGTTCCCTTTAAATTTGGAATTCGGATCGGAGTGGTGCATCAGTTCCGGATGATCTTCGGCCTTTACAGGCTCCCAACCTTCACGAAACTTTGCGGAGGTATTCGATGGGTCAGCAGTGCCCATGATACTGGTCCGGATATATCGAAAGACCCAACCCGGCTGCGGATTTGGTGCCGGTAGCGTCTGAGGTGGGGTCCAAGTTTTTGTGCGCTGCGCGGATTCTCGACTTTCGAGTTCACGTGCGAGTCTGTTTTCAGCCATTTTAGTTAGCCTCCAGTTTCATTAATTCACGGGCATATTGCTCATTACTCAGTCCCAGCTTTTTGGCTAGGGCTACCTGAGTCGGCGTCAGACGTATCTGACGAGGGCCTGATGACCGTGTGACCGGTGCAACCACATTGGCTGGTTTTGTGCGAGCAGGCTTTTCAGCCTCCTTCGTTTGAGTCCGCTCTTCCTCAGCATCTTCAAATGCCTCCGGAAAACGCTTCCTCATCGTCGTGTTAACTCGGTCGTAATAATCGTCGCTACGCGGATCGATTCCAGACCGGACCAATTTTTCGTGCAGTCCCAAAGCGAGGGCGGTCATCTCCTCGTCTGTGCCAAACCACGGATTTTTCTCCTTCCACGCCTCGGCTTTTGGGTCGATGACGGGTTGAGGTGCCGGGGGCACTTGGTACTGTTGAGTTTGTTGTACACCTGTGTCCTCTTCTTGTAAAGAGGGTCGGAAGTTTTCGTACTGTTTAATTTTAAACTTTGCTTCCGTCAGGGCTTCTTGTGCATCGGTTATCTTTTCGGCATCGCCCGCCTCATAAGCCTGCTTCAGACGTTCCTTGGCTGTAGCCAAGTCATTGGTAGCCGCCTTGGTGACTTCTTGCAGGTAGGCTTTTTCGCCATTACCCAACCGGTGCTTTAACTGACGGATCTCTTGTTCCCGCAACTGGGCAAACCGGAGCGCCTCTTCCTTTTCACGGAACGCACGTTCCTTTTCACGTCGCTCGTCGTGCCAGACCTTCTTCATCTGGGAAAGACGCTTTTTGACCTTCTCGGAGTACTCCTCAAGGTCATCTTTCTCTAGCTCGTCCACTACTTCCTTCGGCAGTGGCTTACGGCCTCGGTCCTCTGGCGGGGTATCGTCTTCTA